CTGCTTATTCATCCGGCGCTCACTGCGCTGCTCGCGGAGCTGGACTCGTGGCCGGAGCCGCAAGGCGCGCACCACTACGACGGCCTGTCGGCCCTGCACATCCTGTGGATGCTGGCGCAAACGCGTGGATATACCGGTAACGACGGATACGTGCCGGCCCGGTCGGGATTCCGTGCGGAGGACCAGGACGACGACATGGAACGCGAGATTGACCGCTGGTCATCCAGCAGCTGGAGATAAAAGGAAAACGTCATGGGACAGATCGTCGATATACACGGCAACCCGATTCAGCGTGAAGTGCTGGACGAGCCGCAGACCGCAAAGCTCGGCTGGATTACGCGCGACTTTGCGCAGCACCCGGGCCGCCGACTCACGCCGCAGAAGCTGCACCGCATCCTCGAACAGGCCGAACTGGGCGACCTGATGGCGCAGTCCGACCTGTTCAACGACATGGAGGAGCGGGATACGCATCTGTTCGCGGAGATGAGCAAGCGTCGCCGCGCGCTCATCACGATCGACCGTCGCGTCGTTCCGCCGAAGAACGCGAGCGCCACTGAAAAGAAGCAGGCGGCTCAATTGGCCGAATGGCTGGACGGCATGCTCAACATGGATGAGGTGCTATTCGACTGCATGGACGGGGTCGGACATGGCTTCTCGGCGCAGGAGATCGAGTGGACGCGCCTCGGTACGGCATGGCTTCCGAAGGCTCTTACCCATCGGCCGCAGCGGTGGTTCCGCACGCCGCTCTACGATGGTAACGATCTGCGCCTGCGCGACAATTCGTCGAATGGCCAACCGCTGCTGCCGTTTGGCTGGCTCGTCCACAAGCACCGGGCAAAAAGCGGCTATCTCACGCGCGGCGGCCTGCATCGCGTGCTGGCGTGGCCGTTTGTGTTCAAGATGTACGCGAGTACGGACCTCGCCGAGTTTCTGGAAATCTACGGCATGCCGATCCGCATCGGTCAGTATCAGGTGGGAGCATCTGATGCAGAGAAAGCGAAGCTGCTGCGCGCGGTGATGGAGATCGGACACAACGCTTCGGGCATCCTGCCCGAGGGAATGAAGATCGAATTCCAGAACGCGGCAGCCGGTCAGGCCGACCCGTTCCAGCTCATGATCCAGTGGTGCGAGTTGTGCCAGTCGAAGGCGATACTCGGCGGCACGCTCACCTCGCAGGCTGACGGCAAGACTTCGACGAATGCCCTCGGCAAGACGCACAACGAGGTGCGGCGCGATCTGCTCAAGTCCGATGCAAGCCAGGTGGCGGAATCGATCACGCGCAACCTGCTTTATCCGCTGTGCGCACTGAATTTCGGCCTGACCAATCCGAGCCGCATGCCGCGATACGAGATCGACGCGCGTGAATCCGCCGACGTCTCCATGTGGGCCACGACGCTGCCACCACTGATCGCTGCCGGATTCAAGGTTGGCCGCGAGTGGGCGCAGGACAAGTTGATGATCCCCGAACCGGCGGACGGTGAGGAGCTGCTACAGATTGCCAAGCCCGAGATGACACTGCCGCCGTCCGAGCGCGCAGATCAGCGGCCACCGGTAGGAGCCGATCCGAAGAAAGCCGTGATGCGCTACCGGGCCGTGCTGACCAATTCGGCCGGCGAAATCGTCTACCCTGACCAGCATGCGCTAGACCAAACGGTCGACGCACTGCCGGCCTCGCCGCTCGTCGACGCGCTCGAGCCGATCCTGCGTCCGGCCGTGGTCGCGCTTAGTCGTGGCGCGACGCCCGATGAGGCAGCGGAACTGCTGCTCGAGGCAAACGCACAAATGGATTCGTCCCAGCTCGAAGCGATGCTCGCGCGCTGCCTGTTCGTCGCTGATCTGTGGGGACGGTTGAATGCCAGCTGACATCGATCTCGGCTACGCAATCGGCCTGGAACCGGAAAAGGCTGTCGAATACTTCGAGTCAAAGGGCTACCAAATCGGCTTCCGCTGGCAGGACGTGGCGGCCGAAGCACATGCGAAGGCATTCACGGTCGCTGGCGTGATGAAGGTCGACGTGCTGCAAGATATCCGACAAGCGCTGGGCGATGCGTTAAAAAAAGGCACGACCTTCGATGACTTTAAACGCCAGATCTCGCCTGTCCTGCAGCGTAAGGGCTGGCTTGGTCAGGGCATGATCGTCGATCCCGACACCGGGGAGATCGAGGGCAAGCGCCTGAATACGCGTCGGCTGCAGACGATCTTCCAGACCAACATGCAGTCGGCGTACATGGCCGGACGCTACGCGACCCAACTCGACCAGGTCGACACGCATCCGTACTGGGAGTACGTGGCGATCCTCGACAGCCGCACGCGACCGGCTCACCGCGTTCTAGCCGGCTCGGTGTACCGATATGACGATCCGTTCTGGCAGACGTTCTATCCGCCCAACGGATACCGCTGTCGGTGCCGTGTGCGCACACGCACGGCCGGCTACATCGAGAAAAACGGTATCGCCGTGCGCGCCGGCCGGGCCAACCTGAAGCAGATCGACCAGGTCGTCGGTCGCGATAACCAGACCCGGCCCGCCATCGCTTACACCGATCCGGCCACTGGCCAGACCATCGCGCCCGATCCGGGCTTCGGCGCGAACCCAGGTGCGGCATGGCAGCGGCCGTTCACGCCACCGCCGCTCGACACACTTCCGCAGACGCTGCCGCACGGTGCCGAGTTGCCGCCGCTGCCAGCGGCGAACAGGGTGCGATCCGATGCGCTGTTGTCGGCCGGCGAGTCCCCGCAGCACTATGCGGAGGCGTTCCTGTCCCGGTTCGGCGCGGACATCGGTAAGCCCGTGACGTATACCGACGTTGCCGGTGACGTGCTGCAGATCAACGATGGGCTGTTCCGCGATACGGCTGGCAACTGGAAGGCCGACAAATTCGGGCGTGGACCGTATATGCAGGTGCTTGCCGATGCGGTGAAAGATCCCGATGAAATCTGGCTCGCGTGGTCGCAGGTCGGCGACGGCTGGACACTGCGCCGGCGATACATCCGGGCACTGGAGACGGAAAGCGGAGACTGGGGGCTTGCGATCTTCGAGCAGTGTAAGGATGGCTGGACCGGTGTGACAACCTTCCCACCCAAGGTCGGCAAGTCGGCCGAGGCGCGACGTGCCTACATAGATGGTCAACGCGGGACGTTCCTACGCTGGCGCCGGCCGCAGAAATGAGAATGGCCGTCCCTCGCCGACGGCCATTCGCGCCGCAGCCCTTCGTCGATCCGGAAGCGGGTCCGGCATATACGGCTGCGTCAAACGGAGTATAGACCATGCAGCTAATCGAGATCGACGACGCTCGGTTGAGCGAAACCATGCGGCGGCTATATAGGACGCTACAGCGGCCAGGCCGGATCATGGGGCTGGTCGCGACCATGATGCATGAGGCCGTCGAGGACAATTTCGCCGCCGAAGGCCGTCCGAAGTGGCTTGGCCTGGCGCCATCGACCCTGAAGCGACGGCGTCGCGAGGGTGGTGTCGGCAAGCTGCTACAGCGCAGTGGCCGGCTCGCGGCCAGCGTCTCCCGGTGGAGTGATGAGACAACGGCGCGTGTCGGCACGAACCTCGTATACGCAGCGATCCACCAGTTCGGTGGCCAGATTGAGCGGCACCCGATGTCCGGCTATGTGCGTCTGCGCAAAGATGCCAGTGGCCAGATCATGCGCCAGAAGGATCATGAGCATCTGGCCGTGTTCGCGAAAGACAGCCACAAGCGCGTCAAGATAGTAAAGTGGACGCGTACTTCGGGCTGGACGATCAAGATGCCGGCCCGTCCATTCCTCGTGCTGACCGAGTCCGATAACGTCGACATTGAGGTAGCCGTGGCAGGCTATCTGCGCAACCTGGTCGACCGCTGACGCCCCCAATCCGGACCCCCTGATTTAAGCCGTTCAGACCCCTTGCCTATGCCAAGGTAGCGGGTCAGTGGTTTGGAGGGCGTTAAACCCCCGTTAAAATCGGCCTCAGGGGCATCCGGATGTCGCGCACTCCCCGCGCGACGCAACCCAACCGCTGAGATCGGTGGGTACTGAAACCCTTCAAGGTCGTTTTCCCCTTCGCCGGTCGTCAACATGGCG